TTGACCTAAGACGAGCTACTGGCAGCTTTGTTAGTGTGCCAACACCTACCGGCAGCGTTTCTACAGAATTAGTTAATACTTAAAATCAACTCTTGACAAATATCCTTTAATAGTGTATAATTATATGTATACCTGGAGGATTACCTTATGGACGAACGTCTAGAAAAAGCTTTAGAATTTTCTAATTACATGACTGTATTAAATAGTCAAAAACGTATTATCAGAGAGCAATATTTAGAAAATTGTATTCACTATTTAAATGGCGGCAAGTTTTCAGTAACTAGAGAACTTATAAATTTTTGTCATATGTTAGTACAAACAGAACAAGATAGTGCCGTTCTCATTGACGACAACGATACTCCTATTAAAGTAGATAACGTAAATGATTTTTGCGACAATGTGCTTGATATCTACTTTACTGCTAGTAATGAATACTTAGACAAATACAACGATCTTAAAACAAATAGAACAGTTCAAGGAATACTTGATTTATGACAAAAGGTGTGGTCCTTTTTGCGCAAAACAATCATTCTCTCGATTACATAAAGCAAGCAATCTTTTGTGCAAAAAAAATTAAGAAACATTTAAATTTGCCTGTTGCAATTGCAACTGACAATGCTGATTATCTTACTGAAAATTATCCATATTATGAAAAATATATTGATTATGTAATTGAATTAGATTGGAAAGAATGTAAGCAAAAGCGTATTATGCGTGACGGTACTATGAGTGATAGGGACTTAGAATGGCGCAATCATGACAGAGGAACAGTATACGATATTACACCGTTTGACGAAACGCTAGTTATGGACACTGACTTTATAGTTGGCAACGATATATTTCTAAATGCATTTGATGCACCAGATGATTTCTTGTTATATCGCCATGTTACTGATCTAAATCACGACCGTGAAGGACAAGAATTATTTGATAAGATTAGTGATAGAAGTGTAGATATGTATTGGGCTACTGTTTTCTATTTTAAGAAAACTGCTCAGAACAAAGTTTTGTTTGATTTAATTAATCACATTAAAGAAAACTGGTTGTACTATAGATTAGTTTATCAAATTCCTGATATAACTTATCGCAACGATTTTAGTTTTAGTATAGCTATTCATATTTTAAATGGTCATCAAGTATCAAATTGGCCAAAAACTATGCCAGGCAACTTATGGTTTACAACTGATGCTGATATACTAGTAAAGTTAAAAGATGAATCGTATACGTTTTTAATAGACAAGAAAGACTGGAAAGGACATTACAACATTAATCATGTAAGTGATGTTAATATCCACATAATGAACAAGTTTAGTCTTGACAGGGCAATTAGTGAGGTACTAAAAGATGAGTAAAGGATTTTGTTTACTTGCCCAAAACAATGATACTACTAATTATGTGCGTCAAGCATATGCGCTTGCACTAAGCTTGCACAAATATAATGCAGATCAAAGTATTAGCTTAATTACAAATGACATTATACCATTGGAATGGCAAAGTGTATTTGATCAAATAATTCCTATTCCGTGGACTGATAGTGCAGAAGGCGAAGCTTGGAAAATACACAATCGTTGGAAAGTTTATCACGCTAGTCCGTATGAAGAAACAATTGTATTAGAAGCCGACATGCTAATAGTAAGTGATATTACACATTGGTGGAAAGAATTATCTAAGCATGAACTATTCTTTACAAGCAATGTAAACACATATCGAAACGAAGTAGTTACTAGTAGATACTATCGAAAAACTTTTGATTCAAACGAACTTCCTAATTTATATAGTGCATTGCATTACTTTAAAAAAGGTGATACTGCAAAAGAGTTTTATACCTTACTTGAAATTGTAGTAAATAATTGGGCGTTATTTTACAGTAAGTATGCTAAAGAAAACTATCAGAAATGGTGTAGTATTGATTTATGTGCAGCAATTGTAAGTAAGATTTTAGGTAACGAAAAAGAGATTACTGACCCAACCAGTTTTATTACAATGACACATATGAAACCCGCTGCACAGAAATGGAAGGCAGTGCCTGAAAAATGGACATCTGTTCTTGGAAGATACTATCGAAATGACGGAGTATTATTATTAGGCAATTTCCTACAAACTGGTATATTGCACTATGTTGAAGATGAATTCCTAACAGACGATATCATAGAGAAATTAAAATGACACAGCAAAAATTTTATCTTAACTTCCAAGAAGACAACGGCGATATTTGGAAAGTCACAAACGAACTAGATACATCAACTCCGTATATGGAAATTGATATGGAAACGTTACTAGACTTTACTGAAGAACGTAAACTCTTGTCAGATTATATTGCAGTACCTGATGATACCGGTAAAACTAAATTTAAGATAAAATTTAGACATAAAACATTAGAAAGTTTTGACGTAGATAAAAGTATTCACCAGTTGCCTAAAAACTTAGATAATGAAAGTTTAATTTTTTATATTATACAAGATATAAAAAATGCTTGCTGGAGAGCAAAACTATCACCAAATTTAAAAGACTTATTAAACAGTACAGCGTATTATAAAGACAAGAATCATATAATTTTTGTCACACAACAAGATGATCCTAATATCTTGCTTGATACATTAACTGTTAAATTTTCAGAAGCATTATCTAACGAGGAATGTACTATACTACAAACAAATAAAACGGTTGCTCAACGCACCGATGTGAGTGTATACTGTGGTAAGGTCTTTGAAAATTACAGCCATATAGTGGAAGAATAATGAACGAAATAATTAAAATTGTAGATCAAGACATTATATTTTTATCGTATGATGAACCAAATGCAGAAAAAAACTATGCAGATTTGTGTAGTAAAGTGCCTTGGGCAAAGCGTGTTCATGGAGTTCACGGAAGTGATGCTGCGCACAAAGCATGTGCAGATCTAAGTGAAACAGAATATTTTATCACAGTAGATGCTGACAATATTATAGATCAAGAATTTCTTAATCAGGAAGTTGATGTTGATGCATTAGGTCTTACACCCGAGCATGTATTCAGTTGGTGCGGCAATGTTCACGTTAACGGATTAATGTACGGTAATGGCGGATTAAAAATGTGGACACGTAAGTTTGTACACAATATGAAAACACATGAAAATTCTGATACGTCTGATGAACGAGGTAAAGTTGAATTTTGTTTTGATGACAAGTACTATCAGTTTAATGATAGCTTTAGTGTGTCATATACAAATGCAACTCCGTGGCAGTCCTGGCGTGCCGGGTTCCGTGAAGGTGTAAAGATGTCATTAGATCAAGGTGCAAAAGTACAAGACTTGCGGAGTGTGTGGTGGCAAAACTATGATAGGTTAATGGTCTGGAGCCAAATTGGCGCAGATGTTGAAAACGGCATGTGGAGTATACTAGGCGCACGTCAAGGGTGTTATATGACAAACTGTACAGATTGGGATTATGCAAATGTTCGTGATTTTGAATGGCTAAACAGTTTCTGGGAAAATGAAGTAAAAGATATAGATCCAGAAGAAGAAGCAAATAGATTAGGATTTGAAATACTAACAGGAACCGGAGTTGATATTTCTACAAAGCCATTAGATGCCGAACAGAGTAAATTCTTCAAATATGTTTATAACAATTCTCCTAGAATTATAAGAAGAGCTAGATGAGTAACGAAGACAGAATTGCAGTACTAGAAGACAAGCGAGAAAAAATTAACAATGTTAGTTGCAGCTTCTGTACAGCTAAATGGTTACAAACAACCCTTATGTTGCAAAACGGATACAACCATAGCTGTCATCATCCAGCGCCGCATAAAATACCATTAGAAGAAATAGAAGCAGACCCAGCGGCACTGCATAACAGCAAGTTTAAAAAAGAACAACGTGCTAAGATGTTAAATGGCGAACGACCTAGTGAATGTGGGTACTGTTGGAAAATTGAAGACTTAGATAAAGATTACTTTTCAGATAGGCATTATAAAACATCAGACTCGTGGGCCTGGGACAGATTTGAAGACATTGCTAAAAGCAATCCGCAAGATAATGTATATCCTAGTTACTTAGAAGTTAGTTTTAGTAATGCGTGTAATTTTGCATGTGCTTATTGTAGTCCAGAGATTAGCAGTAAGTGGATGGAAGACATTAGACAAAACGGAGAGTACCCAACTAAACACGGTTCACATAATCTAGACTACTTAAAGTCTAGCGGAAAGATGCCTTATAAAAAATCAGAAGTAAATCCTTATGTAGAGGCATTTTGGAAATGGTTTCCAGGTGCGCTTCCGCATTTAAAAGTATTACGTATCACAGGCGGCGAGCCGACTATGAGTAAAGATACTTGGAAACTTTTAGATTATTTACTTGAACATCCGCAGCAAGGTTTAGATATTGCTATTAACACTAATGGTTGCGTTGAAAAGAAGTTAATTGATAAATTAATTAATAAAATTAATGAACTTGCAGCAGTTGGAGTTAAAGTTGATGTATATACTAGTTTAGAAAGTACAGGCAAACAAGCTGAGTATGCTCGCGACGGACTTAACTATTATGACTGGATTGAAAATACAGAGCGTATTCTTAAAGAAACAAAAAGCACAGTTGCTATTATGACTACTATAAACATACTAAGTTTGCCTACATTTGTAGATTTTATTATGACAGTAATGGACTTACGTAAAATACATAATACTAGTTTTGAATGGAACAGGACGCCGCTTAGTATTAACATAATGCACTGGCCACCGCATTTACAATGTACACTTTTAGATAAAGCTGATCGTGTTAGAATAGCTGATACAATTGAAAATGCATGTAAGAATTGGTTAAAATATTATAGTCCAGATAAGTATGCTAGGATTTATTTAGAAGAGTTTGATCAGATAAAACGACTTTGTGAATACTTGCGTAATACAGAGCCAGCAACAGAACACAGAGCTGACTTTGTAAGATACATACATGCATACGATAAACGAAGAAATAAAAATTTTACAGAAGTATTCCCACAATACGCAAATTTGTTAGAGGATTGGAATGGCTAAATTACCCGACGAAACATTACAGCAGTACAAAGAACGAGTTTTAGACACTAAGTCTGAAAGTTTCTGCGGAGCAAAATGGTTTAATGCTACTACTTGGTTAGGTAGTGGAACAACTGCTAGTTGTCATCACCCGCCAGCACATAAAATTCCACTTGAAGAAGTAGAAGCAGATTTTACTGCTATCCATAATACTAAACATAAGAAAGAGATGCGCCGCCAAATGCAAACTGGTGAACGTCCTGCAGAGTGTGAGTATTGCTGGAAGATGGAAGATATGAAAACGGATGCTGTTAGTGATAGGACTTTTAAAAGTATTATCTATACAGACAAAGAATTGCAGCAAGCATATGATATGGACCATAACAGCAATGTCAACTTAAAAACTTTTGAAATTGCATTTGATAGAACTTGTAATTTAGCATGTTCTTATTGTAATGCATCATTTAGTACAACTTGGGCTAAAGATATTAAAAAGAATGGCGAATACACTAACCTTGTAAGTGACGGCGCAGGCGCCTTTCGACAAGACGGCAGTTGGACACAGCCGTATAAGAATGACGACGATAATCCTTACATACAAGCATTTTGGAAATGGTGGGATAACGGTTTAGCAGATAGTTTAGAAGAGTTGCGTATTACAGGCGGTGAACCTTTGATGAGCGGCAACACTTGGAAGCTGTTTGATTGGTTCAATGAACAAGAATCAGATATGCGGTTTGCTATTAACTCAAATCTTATTGCTAAAGATGATATTATAGACAAGTTAATTGCTAAGTCACATGGCATGAAGCACTTTGAAGTATATACAAGTTGTGAAGCAACAGGCGATCAAGCAGAATACATACGTGACGGCTTAGTATACGACCAGTGGTTAGAAAACACCAAGAGACTTCTTTTAGAAGGTAATACTAAAGGTGTGCATATTATGATGACTATCAACAGTTTGTGCTTGTTTACAATTACCGACTTCTTAGATGAAGTGTACAAATTAAAAGAACTTACTCAAAGCAGAAAACCTAGTGTAAGTTTAAACTTACTACGTTTTCCAAGTTTTCAGAGCCCATTAGCATTACCAAATCATATTAAAGACCATTGTCATGCAAACTTGTCTAGATGGTACGAGCTTAATAAAGGCAAGCCTGGCTGGAGCGAGTTTGAACTTGCAAGTGTTGAGCGGTTAATTGACTATCTTGTCACAGTAGATGCTCCGCATAGACGTACAAGTAATCCTGCTACACTGTGGCGAGACTTTAAAACGTTCTATGCACAATATGATGTTCGTAGAAACAAGAGTTTAAGTGTATTTCCTAATATTCTAACAGACTGGGTAGATAGCATACCTGATACAGACGCAAGTATTATGGAACTTGCCGAAAAAGAAGGCTGGATACTAACGCCTGATAACAAAAATATAGACAAACCATTGGCAACCTATGACTGATAAAGTTGGTCCATACTTTTGTACAGCACCATGGACCCACACTTATGTTAGCCCACAGGGCGAACGTAGATTGTGTTGTGCTAGTAGAGAAGATGCAAGCTTTCAAAAGCAATATATTGACGCCGGTGACAGTAATAACACAGAGTTTGCGCCAATAAGCTTAGACGAGCATTGGAATAGTGAGTATATGAAAGATATTCGCAAGCGTATTCTTGCAGGTGAAAAGATTAGTCAGTGTGATGTGTGTAATAATCAAGTTCTAAACTTGCATACTTATAAAGACTATTTTACTAAAAACTTATTTTCGCATAAAGTTGAAGATATAATTGCAAGCACACGAGAAGATGGCTACACTTCCATGCAGCCTATTAGCTTTGATTATCGTATTAGTAACTTATGTAACTTTAAGTGTCGAATGTGCGGCGAACAGCTAAGTTCGAGTTGGGAAACTGAAAAGATAAAGCACAATAAAGTTAACTACGACACTGAAAAGTGGATGCAGCCTAACACTCGTAAGAAGATTGCTACTTTCCAGAAAGAAGTACTTGAAACAGAGCTCCAAGAAGCAGTTGACAAGGGCATAGTTGAAGAGTTGTATTGGGTAGGCGGTGAACCACTTATGTATGATATACATTGGCGTATAATGCAACAGCTAGTTGACTCTAAACAAAGCGAAAATGTAGTAGTACGATATAATACTAACTTGTCAAGAACGCACTACAAAGACTATAAGCTATATAATATGCTAGATAACTTTAAGCGTGTAAACATTTGTGCTAGTATTGACGGAGTAGGCGATGTAGGCGAGTATATACGAACAGGGTTAAACTGGAACGAATGGTTGCAGAACTTTAAAGACGGCATGTTTCTAATAAACAAGTACGGCAATGATGCAATGGTTTTCGATGTGACGCTAACTACGCCAGGCCTGTTTGATTTACGTGCAATGTTTGATGTAGTCACTGATCTTAATGTAAAGAGTTACTTTAAAATTACGTTTGCATTTGATCCAAGTGTATTAATGAGTCCAATGTGCTTACCTAGGTCAGTACTAGACGAGCAAATACATGAATTATTAGACTACATTAATCCTAGAGTAACGTCTAAAACTAAAGTTTATCAAGAAACCCTTGAGAATATGCTTACTCGTCCAACTTTTGAAGAAGCATATCCTAATTATAAAGACGGGTGGCGCAGAGGTAAAAAGAATATTTTATATTTAGAAAGTATTCGACAACAGAAAGTTACATTTAGAGAAACTTTAAGTGTTGCAGGAAAACAATGGTGGGATTCAATTGAGTAAAACATTTTGCCCGTTACCGTGGACACATTTAGCAACACACCCGCACGGAAGTGTCACTTTATGTTGTGAAAGCGACATGACTAATCGTGCAAGTGAAGCACAGAATTTGCCACGTGAATTTATTACATTAAATAACAGCACATACGACTTTGAAAAAATAATGAATTCGGATATGTTTAAGCAAGTCCGTAAAGACATGTTAGATGGCAAAATGCCATCGCCGTGTTCAAAGTGTTACAAGCTCGAGGCATTAGGAAATGAAAGCAAGCGTACTCGTGATACTAGCTTATTAGAGTTTAGCTTACAAGATGCACAGCGTATTACACAGTCTGATGGCACATTAACAGAAGTTAACTTTGAATTTATTGAATTACGACTAGGTAACATTTGTAATTTAGCATGCCGCAGTTGCAATCCGCAAAGCAGTTCTAAGTGGATAAGTGATTGGGAAAAATTAAATGATAGAAAATTTGATATGCCGCAGTCATTGTTTAATTGGCCACTAGACGAGCAATTTTGGGCAAACTTAGCAGAGCATTGTAACAACACACGCAAAGTTTATATAAATGGCGGCGAGCCGTTACTTGTAGACAAACATATGAAATTTTTAGAATTTTTAATTACTAAAGACCTAGCAAAAAACATTACATTAGTTTATAGTACAAATAGCACAATTATTAACGACAAGTATATAGACTTGTGGAATGCATTTAAGCAAGTTGAATTTATGGTGTCAATTGATGATTTAGAAGATAGGAATAATTACCTACGTCATCCTGCTAAATGGGATAAAATTCTAAAATCGTTTGAATGGTTACATAGCCTAGGTCACAAAACATATATACTACAAACTATTAGTATAATGAACATTTACTACATTAAAGAGTTCTGGGAATACTTCCGTGCAAGAGGAGTAAATGTTTCGCATAATATGGTACACCATCCAAATTACTATAGTGCAGCAAACGCACCTCAACATGCCAAGCAAGCCATTTTAAACAAAATTGTCGACATGCCATTTTACAATCAAATAAATAATTTTCTAAGTCAAGAAGATGATCCACAAGCGTTTGAAAAGTTTTTTGATGAAAACAAACGGTTAGATGTCATACGTAATCAACAGTACGAAGAAATATTTAAAGAGTGGCATGATAAACTTTTATTACGATAATATTATAGACGGTATTCCTGCGCCAAACGGAACGACTAATATTGGCCTTACTAAAGACATTAGACAGATTCCGTTTAATAAAAATAAAACAATATCGTCGCCTATTAATATAATAAACACGTTTTATTTTGTAATGAAAGCAAATAAAATTGTAATAGATTTGTTTACAGGAAAACAGCGGGCAACTAATTTATTCTATCCATTAGAAATAACTGATTTATTTCACAGATGGAATAGAGATTGGGTGCATCTTATTTCTCCCAGGGCAAAGCAACTTATAAAAAAACAACGTATGAAGTTATTAATACTAGCACCGTCGTTTACGGGTAGCTTGTGGAAAGCACTACAACTTAAAAAACACATACATGGACTTATTGATTCAGGAATATCTAAAGATAGTATCTATGTTGTATTAGGTGATATACGGTGTACATACAAACATCTATTAGAATTAGAAAATGTGTATGGAATAGATTGGTGCCAGATATATTCTCAGATAATTTATAAAGTAAGGTTCGGACAGTCTAACCTAGACTGGGTTGCACCACAAGACGCTAATTTCTTGTTTAAAGCAAATGACAAATTGATTGATCATTCTAGTTGGAAACCTAATACTTTATTTAATGTAGTTTCTACACATCCTCGAGATCATGACATAGCACTTTACTTAGAATTAATTTACAAAAATATGTTAAAGTTTGGTAATTTTAACTTTGATATAGGTAACTATCAAGTAACTACTCTTAACGATAATCATATTAATCCTAGAGCAAGTATGCTAGAAAAAGATCAAAAGCGTGGTATATTTAAAAATCTATCTAAGTTACCTATATCTAATAATACTGACATACTATATTATGATAACGAATTATTAGAAAATACTGTAGTAACAATTATTTGTGACGAAAATTTTGTAGATACACATACTAGCTATAGAAATGAAATTGCAGCATTATCACCAGGTCTAAAAGTTTGGCAAAGTATTGCATTAGGACATCCCTTTATGATACTAGGCAATGTAGATACTATGACATATTTAAATAGCGAAGGTTACTTTAGTTGCAACGAATTAATTAACCAACATTATGACAGCATTTATAACTCTGCCAAACGTTCTAATGAAATAGTTAACAATTTGCAATGGCTAGCTGATATGCCTAAGGAAAAGTTAACAGAATTAATGAATGAAAGTATTCCTTTCTTAAAAAAGAATCAACAATTATTCTTTGAACGCCGTATGCAATCAAAATTTTTAGAATTATTTGTTGACATGCGGTGGGAATGAGTGTAAACTATAACTATGTCTGATATTGTCTTTATAACCAATAACTCTAGCTATGCAATCGAAGCGTGGAATAAACTTAAAGATGCATATCCAAGAGCTAAAAAAGCTGATACATTTGAGCAAGCCCAACGTAAAGTGCTTACTAAAATGTTCTGGGTAGTCTGGCCTGACATTGATATATCCGATGACTTTAAATTTGACTATGTAGCAGATGAATGGAGTCAAGATATTGTTCATACGTTTTTAAACAGTGAATACTATGACGGTGTGCTATTGGTTCCAAAAAAGTTAAGCATTAGCTCTCGTGAACTTGCACATCGATTCTTTCTAAACAAAAAAGAAGTAGACATTATAGCAAGTACACCCAAGGCGTTTGATACCTTTTATGTTGATAATTGGGACGATTACGAACACGCCTTAGAAAACAGTTCTACTGAAATGTTTTGGGCTGTGTCGCATAATTTAAAATACATTAAGTCATATATTGACAGCTTTTATTTTAGTCATCACAACAGTTATGATAGAAAAGAAAACCATGCATTTGTTCATAGGGTAGATAGCAAAGATTTATATAATGGTGTGTTTCTTTGTTCAAAACATAAGCCTCTTAATAAAAGACAAATAGACTATAGATTTTTAGTAAATGCAAAACAATGGGATGATGTAGTAAGTGGCCCTAGGCAATATGATATTTCACACAATGTTAGTAGCTACAACGAATATCTAAAAATATTTAATACTTGTAAAACAGAAATGTTTTGGTTGGTGCCATCCCACGTTTATGTTAACGATAGCTTTGAATTTGATTTATACTTTAGTCA